TTACTTGGTGTTCCTAAATCAGTTCTTCGTGGAGTAGATGAAGTAGAAGAAATACGACAACAAAGAGCCGAACAACAACAAATGCAACAAGAGATGATGATGCAACAGCAACAAGCAGAAGCTGGAGCAAGTAATGCAAAGGTAATGTCAGAAATGGCTAAACCTGAGACACAAGAATTGATGAATGAAGCCATGGAAGCAGCAGAAGCCGAAGGTCTTGTATAATGGCAGAAGAAGAATTAGATAAAGAGTTAAAAGAATTAAAAGGTAATTATCAAACCACTTTTAATACAAAAGAGGGAGAACAAACGTTAGCTGATTTAGAATCAGCTTATTATCATAGGGGCTCGTATTCAACTAATCCTTATGAAACAGCTTACAGAGAAGGACAACGATCTGTAATTATCAGAATAAAAAATCTTATGAAGGAGGATAAATAAATGTCTGATGAAACAATGACCACCGAGTCGCAAGATAACCCAGAAGTAACAGAAACAACTGACCAAAGCTCAGGTTCTGTTCTTGGGTCTGGTGTAGGTGATAATCAAAACTGGAGGGATACTCTACCAGAAGAATTGAAAAATGACCCTACACTACAAAATTTAAAGGATGTGGAATCTTTAGCTAAAACTGTAGTGCATCAACAAAAGATGATTGGTAGTAGAGTACCTATGCCAAAAACAGATGAGGAAAAAAGTGAATTGTACGGCAAATTAGGTAGGCCAGATGAACCTACTAAGTATGAAGTAACAATTCCTGATACTCATAAAGATTACTTCCAAGAAGCTGCTGTTAACGAATTTAAAAATGTTGCTCATAAAATTGGTTTAAACAATGAGCAAGTAAGTGCGTTAATAGATTATCAAGTAGCTCAAATAAATTATCAAGCTGAGAATCAACAAAGTTCTATGGCAGTTCAAAAAGAAGAAGCTGAAACTGCTTTAAAGCAAGAATGGGGATTTGAGTATGATAGAAATGTTAGAGCTGCACAAAGAGCTTTGCAGGTTTATGGAGATGATGAGATTTTGCAACTTATGAATACGGAAGCAGGAAATCACCCTGCTGTTATTAAGTTGTTTGCACGTTTAGGCAAAGACGTAACTGAAGATATGGCTAAAAATACGCAAAATAATAGATTATCTGTATCTCCATTAGATGCGAAACAAGAAATCGAAAAGGTTATGTCAGATCCCAAACATGCATATTTTAATGCAGGACACAAAGATCATAGAGCTGCCGTAGAACAAATGCGACAGTTGCATGAAAAAGTATTTGGCAATATTTAATTTTTTGTGATATAATTTGCGTACCAAGTTCGCCCTGTTAGGATAACGAATCGGTTAGCTGTGATGGCTATAAAAAAATCCGACTGACAGTATCGTTTACTGTAAGGTTTCCCTTTTTGGATAAAAACCGATTTAAAAATCTATTTTAACGGAGGACTGAATTATGTCAGTACAAATAACTACTGCCTTTGTTGAGCAGTACAAAAGTAACGTGTTCCATCTGGCACAGCAAAAGGGTTCAAGACTAAAAGATGCTGCTAGAACAGAAACAGTAACTGGTAAAGCACACTTCTTTGAAAGAATTGGGTCTACAGCTGCACAGAAAAGAACATCACGTCACTCTGATACTCCACGTATGGATACACCACATTCCAGACGTAAAGTGTCACTTGATGATTATGACTGGGCAGATCTTATTGACCAAGAAGATAAAGTAAGAATGCTTATTAGCCCTCAATCCGAGTACGCATTAGCAGGTGCTTGGGCTATGGGTAGAGCAATGGATGATGCATTGATTGCTGCTGCTACTGGAACAGCTTATGGTGGAGTAGCTGGTGGAACATCAGTTTCATTACCATCAGGCAATAAAGTAGCACATGGTTCTGCAGGTCTTACATTGGCGAAATTACTTTCAGCAAAAGAAATAATTGATGCTAGTGATGTTGATCCAGAAGAACCACGATTTGTAGTATGTGCAGCAGGTCAAATTTCCGACTTGTTAAACGTAACACAGGTCACTTCTGCTGATTACAATACTGTAAAAGCATTGGCACAAGGAGAAATTGACACCTATCTAGGATGTAAGTTTATTCGTTCCCAAAGATTAGGGTTGGATAGCAATAGTAATAGACAAGTGTTAATGTTTACACAATCTGCATTAGGTCTTGCTGTTGGAGCAGATATTCAAACTAAAATATCTGAAAGAGCAGACAAGAACTATGCAACACAGGTTTTCCTATCCATGACAATCGGTGCAACTCGTATCGAAGAAGAAAAAATGGTGGAAATTGCTTGCACAGAATAATTTATTTAGAGGAGAGTAAAAACAATGGCAACAGTATATAGTGTAGAAGTTACCAATCTTGACACAACACCAAGAATACTCCTAGAAGCAGGTAGTGGACATGGAAAAATGCGTGTGTTTATGGATACTATTGCAGCTGGTACAGGCGATATTGATGACAATGATGTTATCATGTTTGCTGAAATACCATCAAATGCTAAAATAGCTAGTATTCTAGTATATAATGACGATTTAGATAGTGGTGGCACACCATCATTAGCTACAAATGTCGGTCTATACAACGGAAAGACTACATTTACAGATACAGATGCTTCATCTACTTCTTATGCAGCTGAAGCTGTACTTGATGAAGATTGTTATGCATCAGCTATAACAACTTTACAAGCAGCTAATACAAGCGGTGTAGAAGTAGCTTTTGAAGCTAGAAACGTAAATGCAGTCGCTAACTTTATTTGGGAAGATGGTGGTCTAAGTTCAGACCCAGGTGTTCCTTTACGAGTAGCATTTACAATGTCTGCAGCAGCAGCAACAGCAGCAGCTGGCGACATTACAACAGTAGTAACATACGTTGTAGATTAGTAACAAAAAGAAAGAGTAGGGGTGATATATTGAATTATGTCATCCCTACGAGTATTATAAAGTTATGGCAACAGAGGTATCAATTTGTTCAAATGCTTTGCGTATTTTAGGAGATGATCCTATTACCTCGCTTACAGATGACACAGAAAGAGCAAGATTATGTAATTCGTTATATGTGCCAGCTAGGGATGCTGTACTCAGATCACATCCTTGGAATTTTGCAATAACAAGGGCTACTTTAGCTCAACTTTCAACAACTCCAGCATACGAATATGCATATCAATATTCTTTACCGACAGATCCTTACTGTTTAAGGGTTCTTTCTATGGAGTATCAGGACTATATATTTAAGATAGAGCATCTAGCAGGTACAGGTAGAGTTTTATTGACAGATGAAAGTACGGCAAAGATATTATATATAGCAAAAGTTACAGATACAGTTCAATTTGATTCCTTATTTGTGGATACACTAACGGCAAAAATGGCTTTAGAATTATCATTTCCAGTAACCAATAGTGTAACTTTACAAGCACAAATGCAGAAACTTTATCAACTAAAACTTTCTGAAGCCCGTAGCATTGATGGACAAGAAGGATTTATAGACGACTTGGTTTCTGATACGTTAACGGACTTTAGAAAATAATGGCAAAATCAACAGCAACATCAGATGGATCAGTAGTACATCCCTTTCAATCAAATTTTACAGCAGGAGAAATAACTCCTAAATTAGCTGGTCAAGTAGATTTTGATAAATATACAAATGGGTGTGAAACCTTAGAAAATATGACTGTGTTCCCACAAGGGGGAGCAGAAAGAAGATATGGAACTAGATTTGTTTGCGAAGTAAAAGATTCTTCGGCAGTTAATAGATTAATTCCTTTTGAATTTAGTGTAACACAATCATATGTTTTAGAGTTTGGAGCTACATATATAAGGTTCTATAAAGATAATGGACAAATAGTAGAAAGCGATAAGACTGTTACGGGTATTACACAAGCAAATCCAGCAGTAGTGACAGCAAGTTCACATGGATATAGTAATGGCGACCATGTATGGATTAATAGTGTCGTTGGTATGACAGAAGTAAATGGAAGAAGATATACTGTAGCAAATAAGACAACTAATACATTTGAATTGTCTGGTGTAGATTCTAGTAGTTATACGGCATATAGCTCTGCAGGGGTAGCACAAAAAGTATATGAAATAAGTACACCATATACAGCAGCACAAGTTTTTAATCTACAGTTTGCACAATCTGCTGATACTATGTATATAGTTCATCCATCACATGAACCAACAAAACTTACAAGGACAGCTCATACTACTTGGACTCTAACCAATCCTGTTGATTTTAAGAAAGGACCATATTTAGATACTAATACAACAGCAACAACTTTAACTACAAGTGCAACAACTGTAGGAACAGGTAGAACTTTAACCGCATCTGCTACAACGGGTATTAATGATGGAGATGGTTGGCAAACTACAGATGTTGGCAGATTAGTAAAACTAGGAGATGGTTATGGGCAAATAACAGCAAGAACAAATACGACTGTTGTAACATGGACTATAATAGTAGCAGCAACAGGTTCTGGGGGTACAACTTGGGCATTAGGAGCTTGGTCTGATACAACAGGATGGCCAGGTGCAGTATCATTTTTTGAACAAAGATTAATATTTGCAGGATCAACTTCGTATCCACAAACTATATGGGCATCAGAATCTGGATTGTATGAAGAATTTGATACTGGAGATGCAAGTGCCGCAGATGCTTTTATTTATACTATTGCTGCTAATAGAGTTAATTTAATTAGATGGTTAGCACCTATTAGAGATTTAATGATAGGTACAGCAGGTGGTGAATTTAGAGTTGATAGACCTACAGGAGAACCATTAAAACCAACTAATGTAAATATTAAACAAGAAACTACTTATGGTAACTATCCTGCACAACCTATGCAAGTTGGGCCTAGTATATTATTTTTACAAAGACAACAAAGAAAAGTTAGGGAGTTATCATATAGTTTTCAAAATGATGCGTATGTTGCTCCTGATATGACATTGCTTGCAGAACATATTACAGAAGGTGGAATTGTAGATGTAGATTATGCACAAGAACCTGGGCAAATATATTGGGCAGTAAGAAATGACGGAACATTACTAGGCATGACTTACGAAAGAGAACAAGATGTTATCGGTTGGCATAGACATGTCATAGGCGGTAAAGCACAATCTTGTACTGCTACCCTTACAGATTATTCAAATATTCAAACAGGAACGAAACTAAAATTTACAAAATCTGATGGTACGTCAACAACTTTTACATCTACCACAGGAACGGCAGGAACGGATGAGTTTAAAACAGAAACGAATAATAATACGTCAGCTACTAATTTAAAAACTACAATAAATGGACACGCAGATTTTACAGCTACAGTAGCATCTAATGTTGTTACAGTTACGGAAACTTCTCCTATTGGAACAGGACTACTTACTGTTACAAGTACAGATGAAGTAAGGGTAGCAATTACGGATGAAACTCTAGCGGCAGTTAAATCAGTTACATCAATAACAGAATCAACAGAAAATCAAGTATGGATTATAGTACAAAGAATTATCAACGGATCTACAGTAAAATATGTAGAATATCTTGATAGTACAATAAATCAGGATTCTGCTTTGTCAGGAACAGTTACGGGTGCATCTACTTCAGTTACAGGGTTAGATCACTTAGAAGGTGAAACAGTACAAATACTTATAGATGATGCTGTATACCCCGTACAGAAGGTAACAAGTGGTGCTGTAACAGTTAGCTTGCCTAGTACATTTGCAACAAAAACTATAGAAGTAGGATTAGGATATATTTCTACTTTAAAAACTATGAGAACAGAAGCGGGTGCATCTACAGGTTCTACTGCACAAGGCAGAAAAAAAAGGTATAATGAAGTTTTAGTACGACTATATAAAACAGTAGGTGCTACTATAAATGGCGACCAGTTACCATTTAGAACATCAGCAATGGATATGGGTAAACCAATTACGGCATTTACTGGGGATAAAAGAGTTACGAATTTGGGATGGGATAGAGAAGGACAAATTACAGTCAAGCAAACTCAACCATTGCCAATGACAATATTAGCGATAACAGGAACGATTAGAACAAGTGGATA